CACACTAGAGGTAAAATAGGTGCAAAATTCAAAGGCTACTGGTTTGTTGATAATGGCAAAAATGAAGTGTTCTACACTGAATACTTTAACGAAATGCCTATCGCTATGTGTCGTGCAATTAGAGTAAACAATCAAGTGTATGGTGAAAGTTCTGGAAGTCTTGCAATTTCTTCAATAAAAATGCTTAACCATATAGCAGGTGACACAGTCGACAACATAGAAAAAATTACTGACGCTCCTCTTGGCGTATTTTCAGGTGCTTTGGTCGCTGGAAATGTAATTAACCGCTCTGCAAGTTCTGTTACACTTTTTAACGCGCAAGCTATTCCAAACGGTCAAGCACCAATTTTTCCACTCTCTCAAGCTGGTGATATTTCCGCAGTTATTCAGTTCTTAATTCCAGAACTTAAAAAAGATATCACAAACATCTTTAAAATAGACCAGTTACTTGATTTTAACAATCAAACGGCAATGACTGCAACAGAATCAAGTTACAGAATGTCAATAAGAGGTAAATCAATTAATGGTCTTTTAACTCAACAAAAAACTGAATGTCTTGAACCTACCATAAAACGTGCGATATCAATTATCAAAGATTGTGGATTGTATGGAGTTGATTTGGATTCTTTACCAGAAAGAACAGAAGATGAAATTGCTTACAAACAGCAAGTAGTTCAAGAACAGGATTTCATTCCTGAACCTATTGCCAAAGCTATGAAAGACAATCGAATTTGGTACACACTCAAATTTAATGGCGAACTTGAAAAATTTAGCAACGCTGAAATCTATGAAGCATTAGGAAGATTTTTGCAATATTTGAATGCAATTTTACAAATTAAACCTGAACTCGTAAACGCAATAAACGATTATGAATTTTTAGAACTCTTAAAATCTGTTTCAAATCTCTCAAATGACAAGATAATAAAATCAAAATATCAGTATGAAGAAATTATTGAAAAAATAGAAGAACAACAAGCTCAACAACAACAAATACAATCAGAAATGGTTCAGTCTGAATATATGAAAAATATCGCTGGGGCAAGAAAGGATATGGCACAAGCAAATGTTCAATACTAAATCGAAAATTGACGAACTTAAACAATCTAAACGTAAAGCGTTAGAAAATCAGCAAAAAGAATTGGATAACTTAAAACTTTCCTGCAAAGAAATTTTTAAAGGTAATAACGGAATTTATATCTTGAAATTTCTTAAAAATACTTGTTTGTGGGATAGCGAAAATACTAATATCGACAAAGACCTTTTAGCATATCGTTCTGGGCGCAGAGATATTTGGTTGATTTTAAGAAGTTTATTGCCTAAAGATGTTTTAGCGCAAGTTGAAATATATGACGAAAAGTGAGGTTTTGAAAGGTTGTCGCTTTTGCCCCTTGCGGGTTGACTACCCACCTATATCCTCCCTAAAAAGGGAGGACTTAGCCCAGCGGGGCTTTTAATTTGGGCTTGACTACAAGTATGAAAAATAAAGCAAAATGGAATACTGGAATTTATGACAGAAAATGAAAATAAAATATTTGAAATGATAGAAAAGGAGAAAAAATGGAAGAAGAATTAATTACGACTAATCTCGACACAGAGGTAGTTCCAGACACTGAAAACGAAGATGGTGGAAAAGTTGAGGAACAAACTCAAATTGCAGAGTTTTCACTTCCAGATGAGTATTTACAAAAAGATTGGGCAAAAAACTTTCAAGGTCAATCGGGTGACGAATTAAAAGCTAATTTATTAAAAGCATTAGATGAAAAATATTCCTCCACTCCAACCGTTCCATCATCAGTTGATGAATATGCTCTAAACGATATATTGAAAGATGAAAATGGAAATTTACAATTTCAGTTTCCAGATGAAGCTCTTGATTATTTTGGAAATGAATTTAAAGATTTGGGCTTGACAAAAGAACAAGGTCAAGGAATTTTGAAAAAATACACTGATTTTGAAATTGAAAAATTTAAAGAATATACAAATGCTGACGAGCTTGAAAAAGACGTGAATACCATGTTCAATGGTGATACGCAAAAAAGACAAACCGTTGAAAGTTTAATAAAAGAATTTTTACCTCAACAAGACCAACAATTTTTACAAGAAGCTATTCCAAATAACGTTATTGTAATGTTTTACAAACTTGCAAATGGTTTGGTTGACAAGTACGGCTTTAAAGAGGGCACTCAAAACGCTAACAACAACAAAATGCTTAGAATGTCAGAGCAAGACAAAGACGCAGAATACGAAAGGCTTGTTGCTGAAATGGAAGCACTTAACAAACGTCCTCACTCGCCAGAAGAAAAATTATCTATTCAACGTCAAATAATGTCATTATATCAATAAAAAGGAGTTAGAAAATGTTAAAAATTACTGTAGAGGGAATTTATGAGTCAGATACTGGTTCAGGACAAAAACAGTATGAACCTTTTAATTACGACTTTACTATTTCAAGACCCAATGCAAAAGGTATTGAAACTCACGTTCAAAAACGTTTTGTACCTTATTTTATCGCGCACGATAAAAAGAAAATCGGCAAAGTATTCTCAAGGCTTAGAACTTGCATTATTACTAACGTTGAAAATATAGACGATAAAAACTCCGTTATAGGGAAAGATATTGCTGAATTAAATGATTTGGAAATTCAAGATTTGGCTAGTCTATTTGACCTATACGAAGTGCCTCTACCTATGACTTCTTCAATCTCCGAAATGAGAGAAAAAGCAACGTTAGCGTATATGAAAAAAGTACTAAAAATTCCTATGAAAACACCTAAAGAAAAAGCTCAATGCTCGTTTCTTAAAGTTTCACCAGATGGAACGTATAAATTAGATTTAAAAGGCGAAAAATGTTTAGTTAAAGTTCCAGTTGGATACTTTGAAAAAGTTCAAAAAGCTGTTGAGAAAAAATCGCTATCTTTCTTTGAAAAAATCGTTAACGCTGTTAATGGAAGTCAAAATATTTCTGAAAATACAAATGATGATGACGGTTTTCCGTCCGCAAATGAACTATTAAACGATAGTTCAAATAGTACTGTAGCATAAATTAGAAAGGAAATTGAAAAATGAGTTATGCAATGGCAACTGGCTTTAAACAAGCTGAATTGTTAGTTTTTGAAAAAAACTTTATTAGAGTGGCTCAACAAGTTGATAGCAAACTTCTATCTACTCCTGCTGTTCGTCACATTGACATTAAAGGTATTTCAAACTTAGCTACTATCGGTAGCACTGAACTTACAGAGGTTACTGACAAAGGTTCTAACCCTGACAAAGTTTATGAAGAAATGAGTATTAAAAACCGTAAATCTGTTCAAAGAAGATTTACTAAAACATACTTGTTTGACGATTACGACAAATGCGTAAATTTTATCACTGACCCAACTTCTGATTTGTTCGCTAACTTAAGAGAAGCAAAAAATAGAATGTCTGACCGTTGTATCGCTGACGCTGCAATAGCTCCTGTAATTATTGGTAGTCCTCAAGAAGCAGGTGAAGTAGTTAGTGCAGCTGATGACGGTGTTATCACTATTGACGGCAAAAATGCTTTCAACTATGAAAAAGTTATATCTCCTGCAATAACAGCGTTTGAAAATAATTATATTGATTGCGCAAATGGTGTAACTTTGGCACTTTCTGCGAACGAAGAAGAACAATTAAGAAATGATGACAAATATATCAACGCTCTTTATTCTAATTCAAATGTAATTGACAAAGGTAAAATTACTAATGTTTCTGGTTTTAATGTTGTGACTTTCGCAGGTACTAAAAATGGTGTATCAGAAGTTGAATTGCCTGTATTAGGAGAGGCTGATGGTGTTCGTACAAACTTATTATTAGCACCTAATGCTATTTCATTCGCTATTGAAATTGGCAGATTGGATTGTCAAAAATCTGCAACTAAAGTAAACTCATGGGAAGTTACAATCGATATGTGGGTTAAAGGTGTTAGACGCGAGGGTAGACGCGTTATGAAGCTTCTTTCTACTATCTAATTTTCGTCATAAGGGTAGATTTTCTACCCTTTTTATTAAAAAAAGGAATAATTTATGATAACTTCTGATATAGATATTTGTAATTTGGCTCTTGACTATTTGAATGTGCGAAATATTACATCTTTTGAAGAAAATACAAAAGAAAGCAAAAAATGTTCTGCTTGGTACGATATAGTTAGAAAATCTTTACTCACAAATTTGAATGCAAGTTTTGCGATAGAACGTGCAAGGCTCGTTGAAATTGCTGATTTTGTTCCTGTTTATGGATACAAAAAAGCTTATGCACTCCCTAAAGACCTTTTACAAGTCTTAAATTTGGGTAGCCCTATTGAATGCAATTTGTATCAGATAGAAAAAAATAAACTCTACTGTAATGAGGATATCGAAAACGTTAATATAAGATATCTGGTTGACGTGAAAGATGTTACTCAATTTGATTCAGATTTCGTGGATTTATTAGCGTTAAAACTTGCAGAAAAAATTTGTACTCCACTTACAGAAGATATTGAAAAAACAAATTGGATTAGAGGAATTGCTCAACAAAAATATATTGAATGTTCAACAAAATACGGAAACGACAACAGGCTTACAGTCGTAAACAAACCACGCTACAGAATGGCTAAACTTAATGCTGAAATTGATAGGGCAAATTATCCGTTGAGATGATAAGAGTGGCTTTATGACAGTTTTTAAAAGTTTGTCGCTTTTGCCCCTTGCGGGCTGTCTACCCACCTATATCCTCCCTAAAAAGGGAGGACTGGAATTTATGACTTTGTTCATAATCCTTGCGATTGCCACGGGCGTTTTTTCTTGAATTATTGTTCCACGCTCCGCACTCGCTCATTCCATTTCGCTAGGCGCGAAAGTTTTCATTCGCTTTGCTCCGCACTACTTCGTGTTTCGCTTGCGCTTCACACTACACAAAATTCAATCTCGCAATGACATTCTTTGAGGAGTTGTTGCTTTTGCCCCTTGCGGGCTGTCTACCCACCTATATCCTCCCTAAAAAGGGAGGACTTGAATATACAAAATTCAATTGAAAGGTTTTATATGAGAACTTCCATACCACATAACAATTTTTCATCAGGTCAAATTGATAGAGATATTAAAGGTCGTTATGATTTACCGCTATATCAAAATGGTCATGAAATTTCAAGAAACTTTTTTCATACAGTTAAAGGTGATTGTTATTATCGTACAGGCTTTGAGTTCTTAGACGAAATTGGAAATTCTGCACTTTATGAATTTAAGTTTAGTCAAGAACAAGCTTATTTATTAGTTTTTAGAATACAATATATTGAATTTTGGACATACAATTCTTCTGGTGAATTGGTACGTGTTCTTGATGATAATGGTGAAGAATATACTCTCATTCACCCATACGGAACAGAAATATTTAATCTATCTATGACTCAAAATTGTGATGTTTTATATATAACTCACAAAAATGGTCATTACCCTGAATACCAACTTAAAAGAACCGCAAGCAATAATTTTGAATTAAATGTGACAACTTATACAAATTCTGGCACAAAAAGTTTGTCAAGCACATCAGAATCAGACGGACATGGTTATCCATGTTCCTGTGCTTTTTACGAAAATAGGTTGAACCGTTGCTCGTCATCTAAATATCCTACATATTTGTACGGTTCAAAAGGTGGAGATTACAACAACATAACCGTTGGTACTAGTACAAATGACGGTTATCAATTTGATTTGGCTGAAGCTAATTCTCAGGCCTTATGGTTGATATCTGGAGTAAACTCTCTTATGGTTGGCACTGCTGAGGGAATTTTAACAGTCAATGGTGGTTCTGTTACAACAGCAATTACTCCAACTGATATTTCTGCAAAACTCTCTTGTCGTGATGGAGTGTCTGACGTCTTGCCAGTACATAAAGATAATTTTGTATTTTTTATATCAAGCAATGGCAGAATGCTCTATATGTTTGAGTATGATGTTCTATTGGAACAGTTTAAATCAACAAATCTTTCAAAAGGAAATTATGAAATCACAAAAGGCGGAATAACAAAAATCGCTAACAAATTTGACAGGTTCGGTCTATTATTTGCAGTATGTAATGGTAGATTGTTATCAATATGTTTTTCTAATGATGAAGTTGTTAATTCATGGTCTGAATTTATTACAGAGGGTAGATTTATTGATATCTGCACTGTAACTCGCCCCGATGGTAATTATGATTTGTTCGCTAACATTAAAAGAACAGTGAACGGTGTTGAAAGATATTACCTTGAAAGATTGACTGAAACTGTTGAATTTTCAAGGTTTGAAGATTTTGTATCTGAAATTCCAGAAGAAGCAACTGAAACTGAAATTAGACAAATTGAAAAAGAAGATAAATACGCTTTTTACAGAAAAATTGCAGAAGAATTAAGAGATTGCAATTACTTAGATTGTTCTATGAAATATTCTGGTCTAAAAACAAATAAAATAATTTTGAATGAAAATATTTTGACTTGCGAAGATGAAATATTTTCTGCTCACGATATTGGAAAAAGAATTTGGTATCAAACAACCACAGGCCGTGAATATGGGATTTTGGATATAGTTGAATTTATTAGTGCTTCTAAAGTGAGGGTAAACGTATTATTAAAACCAACATCAAACGTAACTTCAAATTGGTATCTCTCTGCAACTGTATTTTCTGGACTTGAACACTTAGAGGGTGAAACTGTTTCAGTTGTTGGAAATGGTGGGTATATTGGCGATTTCGTTGTTAAAAATGGTCAAGTTGATATTACAAGCGCCAACACAAACAAAGTAGGAACTGCAATTATTGGCTTGAAATATAAAGGAATTTTGAAAAGTACAAACTTAGGTATGATATTACAAACTTCTCAAACCTACACTAGCCCTAAAAATATTTACAAAATTGGTCTGGATTTGAATTTTTCAGCAGGTGGAAAAATTGGTGATAGTTTATATCACCTTGATGTTGTACAGGACTTTAATCCAGATGGGCTT